CGCAACCTCACCACACTGGCCCTGATCGACGGATCGCAGGACGCATACGAGGACATCGCGGGCCGGATCCTCGACGCATGGAATGTCATCGACCCTGCGAATGAAGACGTCCATACCAACGCCCGCCGGGTCGCTAATGCCGAGCAGCAAGTCGTCACCGTCGGACAAGTCGAGCTGATCTCGTCGCAACTCGGCGGCCGCCAGATCACCGCGCGGCGCGTCCGCAAGCTCAACGAAACTGGGCGGCTGCAACCGGTGCGAGTGGATCCGTACACCGGCACCAAGTTCTACCGCCTCGGTGACGTTTTCGCAGCGCACGACGCATGCCCGCAGCGCAGACGCACCCGCGCAACACACCCGGGGGTACTCGGTGCTTGACGTTAGGGAGCCCTCCGGGGGTAGGCTCACGCCGTTAGGCACGGGCTATGCCCCGAATCGGGTCAAGGTTCTACCGGTGCGGGCAGCCAATAGGCGCAATCCAAGGATGGGCAGTGACCTGCCGCGGCTGGGAGCTGGCGTTCTGGCGCAACAGGATCGATGCCATGCACTTCGCCCGCATCTCGTGCGTGACGTCAGGCGGCGGCGTGATGAGTGGAGCTGAGTGGATCGCCGCTTACGAGAAGCTCGACGCGGCAGTCACTGAGCTGCACAGGCTCCTGGAGCTGCGCGATCCAGAACCGCCTTCGGTCCTAACGGACTATGTGCTGGTGCTCGGTGCGATGTACCTCGATGCTGCCGGTCGACGCGGCGGGTTTACCACGGTTCTCCCAAGGGGCGGATCGCAGCCGTCGTACATCACCAAGGGTCTGATGCGCGAGGGCCTGGACCTGCTGGCGCGCGGCGCCAGGCCCACGGACCTGTGATGCCCTGATGGGCGTGCCGCACCCCCTGGGCGGGTCGACCCGGCCTGGCCGGCCAGCGCCCCTCAGCGGTTAGGCATCCGCCCCCCCTTGAGTTTTTCACGGGGTAGCTGAAGAAACATTTTTTTGACCGCGACCAGCACAAATCAGCGCTGGTGTTTTCGAGGTCAACCCAATTCGGTGCCCGCACGGGGCATCTCAGAGCCCATTGGAGGGTGGCATGGATTTCGGTGAAGCGATCAAGGCACTCAAGCGCGGCGAACGCGTCTCGCGACTGGGGTGGAACGGCGGCGGCCAGTGGATCGAACTGCAACGCCCCGACGACCACTCGAAGATGAGCCTGCCGTACCTGTTCATCAGCACGGTCACCGGGCAGCTCGTGCCCTGGTTGGCCTCGCAGACCGACATGCTCGCCGAGGACTGGACCATCGTCACGGCGTAGGCCGGCGACGAGCGAGACCCTACGACCATGTTCGAAGTGATCAACGGCGGCGGGCCTCAACCGCCCGACAACTTGCCCGCCGATGGCGGTGGCCGGCGGCTGTGGGACTCGGTCATTCACGCGGTAGGAGACGACGGCAGCACGTACGTCCTACGACCTGACGAGCTGCGCATCCTCGAAGACGCGTGCTGGCTGGCCGACACGATCGACCAGCTCAAGCGTGACGTCGCCGCGGCACGCCACGAGACCCGCAATTACCAGATCGTGCGCGGCTCGACCGGGCAGCAGAAAGTCCACCCGCTGCTCGCCCGCGCCGACAAAGCCGAAGACCGCATCGCCCGGTACATTTCAGTCCTCAAAGGCCAGCTCATCGCGATCAAGCTTTTCGATCTGGCCAGCTCCTTCGACGACGACCAGAGCGACACCAGCGGCGCCCCGGTCGCCTCGACGGGATAACCACGGTGGCGCGCGGCCGGCGATGGGGCGCGAGCACTGAGCGGTCCGGCCCTCGGCGTTCCACGGCGCTGCGCGAACGGCACCGCGACATCATCAAGAACGGCAAGCCGCCCAGCCGATTTGGTGTCCATCCGGACTGCTTCCACTGCGGTGAGCCGATCGACTACACCGCCGGCCATTTGGAGCCGCTGTCTTTCCAGATCGACCACCTCGTGCCGCTGGAGCCGACCGACGGCGGACTCAAAGGCACCGACACCATCGACAACATCGTCCCGTCACACCGCAAGTGCAACCGGGGCAAATCCAACAAACGCAGCTACCAGCCCGGCGTCACCTACGTAACCGACCGCCGCTGGTGGACCTGACCGAAACAGAGGTGATCACATGGCCGCGCTGACTGCTGCCGAATACGCCGAGATGCCGGTACGCATCACCAAAGACGGCAAAGTGATCCTCGGTGACGGCATCGAGCTGCCCGGCTGCATCCCGGACAAGGGCATCACGATCCGCCTCGGCGAAGATGCTGGGAACCTCCTGACCATCACGTTCATGGTCGGAGAAGTCACCGTCGAAGACCCCCACGCGCTGGTGTAGAGCCATGCGCATCGTCCACGACCCGGGCACCCCGACCCGTTCCCAGCTGTTCGCAGCGTTCCTCGACTGCCTGCTGCGACCTGGCATCACGATCATCTGGACCACCAACGACACCGCCAGCGCACTCGACCGATTCCAGATGCTCGCCGACCTCGCCAAGATCCCGAAAGTCAAGGGGCACATCAAGAAAGTTCGCCGCACTGCGGGCGATCAAGGCATCGAGTTCGTCAACGGGTCGCGGATCCTCTTCAAGGGCCGGGTAAGCGCGAGCCGCGGATTCACGAGCATCGACGTGGTGGTCTTCGATCAGGAAGAGGACCTCACCGAGGACATGCGCGACGCGATCGCACCGATGCAGGTCGGCGTCGAGAACCCCGAAACCATCCGGATTCGATATGGCGTACCGGACAACGGCTAACAGCCACGAACGGCGTTGCGATCACCGCCCGTGGTGGCGCCCCACCCGGTTCGCCGGTGTCGTGGTCATGTGGTGCGAGCTGTGCGGGGACCGCTGGGAGGGCCGACGCTGATGGCTTCACGGCGGCGAACCCCGACCACGACGCGCCCGTCGCATATACGGGTGGTCACCGACCAGGACCACGCCACAGCGCCGACCGTCACTGCTCCTGCCGCGCCTCCGGCCGAACCGGCGCCGCCCAAGACCCTCGCCGAGGCCGTCGCCGGAGGCGACTACCGCGAGGTCCTCGAAGCCCAGGCCCGCGAGATCGTCACCGACCTGCGGGGCGCGGCCGGCGCGGCGAAAGCTGCTCTGCACACACGCCTTTCGGCGATCTCCAAGGAACTCGAAGAGATCAAGGTCGCCGGCATCGGCGCGGGATCGGTTGTCGCGGACACCGCCGATGAAACCTGGGACCCAGAAGCTATCTGAGGTCGCCCGCGAGCTGGTCATCCCGGTCGGCATCGTCTCCACCAGCTGGCCGCAAGTCCGCGACACCTGCCACCGGCTCGGGTGGAGCTTCGACGGCTGGCAAGACGGCGCGGGCCGGCTGATCTGCTCCCGGCGCGCCGATGGCCTGTACGCCGCCGAAACGATTGTCCTGTCAATCCCCCGCCAGGTCGGCAAGACCTACCTGGTGGCGTGCATCGTGTTCGCGCTGTGCCTGATCCACCCCGGCATCACGGTCATCTGGACCGCACACCTCAAGACCACCGCCTCGGAAACCTTCGAGTCACTGGCGATCATGGCGGCCAAACCGAAAGTCGCCCCGCACATCCGCGGTGTCAAGCACGGCCGCGGCGACGAGAAGATCCTGTTCAAAAACGGGTCCCGACTGCTGCTGGGCGCCCGAGAATCCGGCTTCGGCCGGGGGTTCACCAACGTGACCATCATCGTGCTGGATGAAGCCCAGCAGCTCACCGAAGCGACGATGGAAGACATGGCCGCCGCGCAGAACGTGGTGGCCGACCCGTTGCTGTTCATGATGGGCACCCCGCCCCGCCCCAAGGACTCCGGCGAGATCTTCACGATGGAGCGCGACGAGGCCCTCGACCCGGACAACCGCGACACCAACGAAACGCTGTACATCGAACTCGCCGCGCGGCCCGAGGCGCGCACCGATCCGATGAACCCGCAGCACATCGCGCAAGCCAACCCGTCCTACCCGCATCGCACCACCCACCGCGCCATGCTGCGACTGCGCAAGCGCCTCAAATCGCTGGACTCGTGGTTCCGTGAAGCCCTCGGCTTGTGGGACCCGGTGTCGGTGCACAAGGCGATCATCAGCGACAGTCAGTGGGCCGATGAGATCGACGTCGGCCCAACCGATTCCACCGCACCGGGCGCGATCGGTGTGGACATGTCCCACGGCATGGAGATCTCGGTCGGCGCGGCCTGGATCGAAGGCGACAGCGCGCACCTGGAAGAGATCTGGGCCGGAACCGATGTCGATGCCGCGATCACCTGGATCGCGACCGCGGCGGGCCGACGCATCGAGGTGCTCATCGATGACTTGTCTCCGGCGGCGCAGATGATCCCGGCGCTCAAGGCCCGCGGGGTCAAGGTCCGCCGGAGCACCACCCGCGACATGGTCAAGGGCTGCCTGATCTTCGAAACCCGTGGTAAGGCCGGCACGCTGACCCACGCCGATCAGCGCTCGGTCAACGCTGCGCGTACCGGAGCACGCAAACGGCTCATCGCCAACAGCGGCGGTGGGTGGGGCTATGACCGCAGCGACAGCACCGCGGTGATTCACCAGCTCGTCAGCATCACCCTGGCGCTGCTCGGTGCGACCGAAAAGTACCGGCCCGCAACAGAATCCGATTCGAACCAACACGTAGGGAGGGGAAGTGTTCTGTGACCGACGATAAACCGACGACGCTGCACATTCCCGATGTCGACGACGACACCATGGCGCTGATCAACGCCCTGATCGCCCAGCTGGAGGCCCGCCGCACCCGCAACCATCTGCGGGCCTGCTACTACGACGGCAAGAACGCCGTGCGGCGCTTCGGATCCGGTGTCATCCCCGAGAGCTATTTCCAGCTCGGTCTGGTCTTGGGCTGGACCGGCAAAGCCGTCGACGTGATGGCCCGGCGCTGCAACCTCGACGGCTACACCTGGCCCGACGGAGACCTCGAAAAACTCGGCTACACCGAAGTGTGGGACGACAACTTTTTCGGCACCGAATCCTCCAGCGCCGTCATTTCCTCGCTGATCCACGGCCCGGCGTTTCTCATCAACACCGACGGCGACGCGGGGGAACCGACGTCGCTGATCCACGTCGAAGACGCGATGAACGCCACCGGCGAATGGAACCCCCGCACCCGCCATCTGGACAACCTGATCACGATCCTCGCCCGCGACGACGACCGCACCCCCACCGAATTCAATCTCTACCTCGACGGCCGCACCCTGATCGCCGCCAAGGACGGCGGCACCTGGGAGATCGACTGGAAAGAACACAGCTGGGGTGTGCCGGTCGAAGCGGTCGTCTACAAGCCGCGCGTCGGGCGGCCTTTCGGGTACTCGCGGATCTCGCGGGTTGTCATGTCGCTGCAAGACCGCGGTGTTCGCGCCGTGCTGCGGATGGAAGGCCACGCCGACATCTTCAGCTATCCCGAACTGTGGATGCTCGGGGCCAACCCCGCCGAGGTGTTCACCGACGAGCGCGGTAACTCGCTGCCCACCTGGAAAGCGGCAATCGGCCGCCTGAAAGGCGTCAAAGACGACCTCAAAGCCCCGCCGGGCCTCGAACGGGCTGAGATCCAGCAATTCCAGCAGGCATCGCCCACCCCGCACATCGACCTTTTCAAGCAGTGCGCCAACGACTTCGCCGGCCAAACAGACCTGCCCGTCAGTGCACTCGGTGTGCAGGCCGCGGTGAACACCACCACCGCCGACGGCTCGGACAACGCCGAAAAACAGCTCATCGCCGAAGCCGAAGGCGCCACCGACGACTGGTCTCCCGCGTTCCGCAGGGCCATGATGCGGGCACTGGCCATCAAGAACGGCGAATCGACGATCCCGCCGCAGTGGCGCACGATGAAAACCAAGTGGCGCAACCCCGCCTACGCCTCGCGCTCGGCGATGGCCGACGCAGGCATGAAGCAGCTCGCCGCGGTGCCCTGGCTCGCCGAGACCGAAGTCGGCTTGGAACTGCTGGGACTGACCGCCGCGCAGGCCGAACGCGCCCTGGCCGAAAAACGCCGCGCGAGAGCCACATCCCTGATCGAGCAGCTCGCCAAACCCGAAGTGGTCCCCACCTCGGCGGGCACCACCGACGCGCCGGAAAACAGTGGCGCACTGGCCAACTGAACTCCAGCGCGTCCTAGCCGCACTGACCACCGACGCTGCCAACCGTGCGGTCCCGCTGATGGCCCACGCCGCCGAATTCGGGCGGCGTGAGTCGCTGGCGTTCATCACCGACGCCTTCCCCGAATTCATCACCCCGTTCATCGCCGGCGCCGGGGACATCGCCGCCACCATCTACGAAGACCTACCCGGCGGCATCGACGGCTACACCGCGTTCACCGCAGACCCACCCCCACTGGACAAGCTCGCCGCAGCCGGACGCTACGCGCTGCTGCGCGGGATTGAATCGTTCATCGAAGGCATGCTCACCCGACTGATCAACAACGGGTTCCGCGATACCACCTTCGAGAACATCGCCAAGGAATACGGCGAACCGGTCATCCTAGAGGCACCCGGCGCGGTCCTGGGAACCTTGTGGGCGCGGCACGCCTCGGCGAATGCGTGCGGATTCTGCAGAGTGCTGGCCACGCGCGGCGCGGTCTACCACAGCGAAGAATCCGCCACCCGCGTCATCGGTGAATCGATCGGCCTGACCATCACCGACAAACGGCGACTATTCCAGGAATACCACGTCGGCAGCATGGCCGAGCTACGCAAGGTCGCCCCGGAAGCTATCGCCCGCGAACGCGAGCGGCGGCAGTACTACACCAGCGAGAAAGCCGCCCGCAAAGCGGGAAAACACGTCGGGGACAGGAAAGTCGGCCGGCTACGCGGCACCCAGGACTACGGCGACAAGTTCCACGACAAATGTCACTGCACTGCCATCGCAGTCCGCCCCGGCGGCCACTACGAACCCGCCCCCTATGTCAGGCAGTGGGAAGCCGACCACGAGCAAGCGATCAACGACGCCCAGGAGGCCGGTGAACTCACCGGCGGCCGCGACGACATCAAGGTCATCGCCCGGCGTATGGACCAAATCGAACGCGACCGCCGAAACAGCGATACGTCGTCAAATATCAGCGCTCCGGATGTAAAAGATGTGAGAGATGATGACGCGCCCGCGACAGATTCTGCCGCCGACGACGGCGGAAACGGTACCGGTAACGGCACGGACCGCACGGGATTCGGCTCCCCAGATGAGTTTCCGAAACTTCCTGATGGCAGCTCGGTACCTTATGGCCCGAGCGATGTCGCGCCACTCGATAGCTGGGACTTCGACTACTTCGCAGGCAAGTCCACCCAAAGCGGGGGTGGCCACCGGTACGGGTCCAAGATCGATGGGAAGACCGAGTTCGCGCAATGGGTACAGTCCCTCGACGATCTGCAGGCCATCCAAGACGCTGCGCTGACCAGCCCGTCGGTCCGTGTTTATCCGGCGGGCTGGGGGCGATATCAGTTTCGGTCGGCGGTCAATGTTCGCGGACACGCCATGGTGGTGCATGTTGTGCTGGATGCTCATGGTTATCCGGTCACGATTTTTCCGGTGAACGGTGACGGTGTCGGTCGGAACGTCGGCGGCCGGCGCGAAGATCGCCCCTTTGATCTAGACGCATTGCTAAACTGGACCGGTGATGATCACTGAGGCACTCGATGCGCTGGCCGCTGCCGGTGTGTCATTGAGCCGTGGTGTCATCGAGCAACGCCAGGACGGAAATCCAGACGGCGCATTGCTGGATGCGATCAGGCACCTTGATGAGCAAAAGATTTCACTGACAAATGAGGCGCTCCAAGCAGTACGTGCGGGCGCCGAGCAGCTCGCATTCAACCCGCGAACCAACCTGCGGACACTGCTTGATCAGGCTCTAGAACGCATCGAACAGCGTTCTGCCAGTAGTGCCGCCTAGTCGCGCTTTAACAAAGAACGAGAGACCCCGTTGAGCTTGACCGCTCCGGGGTTTTTTCGTACCCACATTTGTCCCTGACCGCAACGGACAGGACCAACCCGAAACGGGAGATTCACTCATGTTTGTCAACGGCAACGGGCCCGCCGGCAACTCCGCAACGGACGGCGGCGACTCCAATAACAGCGATACTGAGGCAGTCGACGGTTCCGAGAACACCGAAACGGACAACGGCACCGACGAAACCAAATCCACTGAAACGGTGGAGTTTTGGAAGCAGCAGGCACGCAAGAACGAGGACCGCGCCAAGGCCAACGCCAAAGCGGCCGAGGAACTCGCGCAGATCCGCGAATCGCAGAAGACCCAAGCCGAAAAGGACGCCGAGGCGCTCAAGGCCGCCGAAACGGCAGTCGCGAGCGTCCCGGCCCAGATCGCCGAAGGCATCAAGGCCGTGCTGGTCGATTACTTCCAGATCGATGACGAGGATGCCGAATTCCTCACCGCCACCGACCCGGAAGCCCTGCGCAAGCAGTTCGATCGGCTCCTGGCGCTCTCAGGCAAGGGTGAACGCAAGAAACACATCGTGCCCAACCAGGGCAAACGTAAACCGTCCGCCGACAAGGACAGCAACATGCGCGAATTCGCGCGAAACCTGTTCGGCAACAACACATAAGGAGATGCACTGATGGGCGTATTGAATACCGGATTGCTCAACCTGCCCGACGAGAAGCTCGACCCGTGGCTCGGCAAGGTGAAGTTCGGATCGGCGATCGCCACCCTGTCCGGCGCCGAGCCGATGAAGTTCGGCACCGGCGAATACATGACCTTCGACATCGGCGAAGCCGAATACGTCGGCCAGGGCAGCCAGAAGGGCCCCTCGACGATCACCCGGACCGTCAAGAAGACCAACCCCTTCAA